GTGTTTCCTCTCGTGACGAAAGACTTTATGAAGATGATGATTGGTCTCGGCGTTAGCGTCGGTATCGTTCTGATGATTCATTACGTTATCATTCCGAATGGATATTAATACTAAATACTATACAACAACCGAAACAATAAGGATGTAAAATAATGTCAGATACAGATTTTGAAGGTATGACAGATGAAGAGAAAGCAGCAAGGATTGCTCATGTATATGCAGGCTGTCTCGCATCCGTTGCACATATTAATATGGTCGTCGCAGCACCTGCTGACCATGCAACGGACGCTGGTTCTCTAACTCGCAACATTGAACACATCAATATCTATCTCAATAAAACGGGTTACTGGACAACTGAAGACTTGACTCCTCTACAAGATGCAGTAGCAGTGGATCAAACGGCTTTCAATGCAGCAGTAGCAGCACTATAACATGACAGAGGATTATTCATTTGACTTTGGATTTACAGCAGTCGATGAAGATGAACTTGAAGCCGTACAGAAGCTAGAACAAGAAAAAAGTTCTGCTTCTGTAGAGGCTTTAGGTATACAAGAGCGTTTAGATGTGCTATACTCTTCTGTATTACCGTTGCTTAACAATCTAGCAGCGAACCCAGAAAAGAGTTATATTTACTGGCCTAATCGTTTAGATAAGATTGAAGAGTTTCGTGATAAATTGACAGAAATTTATAGAGGATAAATTATGAGCCTACTTGATAGACTGACTAAAAATAGTACAGTCAAACTTACTGCTACGCTTTCCAACTCGAAAGTTTATGGTAAGAAAGAGATGGTGCCGACACAGGTGCCTATGGTCAATGTTGCATTGTCTGGTCGAGTTGATGGTGGATTAACGCCTGGGCTTACAGTGCTTGCTGGACCATCGAAGCATTTCAAGACTGCATTCTCTCTACTAATGGCGAGTGCATATCTGAAGAAGTATGATGATGCTGTTGTGTTGTTCTACGACTCTGAGTTTGGCACACCGCAAAACTACTTTGAATCGTTTGATATTGATATGAATCGTGTTGTTCATACTCCTATTATGGACGTTGAGCAACTGAAGTTTGATATCATGAAGCAACTAGATGGTATCGAACGAGGTGACCGTGTGTGTATCATCATCGATTCTGTGGGTAATCTAGCGTCTAAGAAAGAAGTCGAAGATGCTATGAACGAGAAGTCAGTCGCTGATATGTCTCGTGCAAAGCAGATGAAGTCTCTGTTTCGTATGGTAACACCACATCTTACGCTCAAAGATATCCCATTGATTGCTGTGAATCATACTTATATGGAAATTGGTATGTTTCCTAAAGCAGTTGTTTCTGGTGGTACTGGCATCTACTACTCTGCTGATAACATCTGGATTATTGGTCGCCAACAAGAGAAAGATGGTACTGATATTGCTGGTTATCACTTTGTAATCAACGTAGAAAAATCTCGTTACATCAAAGAGAAGTCTAAAATTCCTATCTCAGTTACATGGGATGGTGGTATTAACAAGTGGTCTGGTCTGATGGCTCTGGCTCTTGAAGCGAACTATCTAGCAAAGCCTTCAAATGGTTGGTATCAACTTGTAGATCGTGAAACTGGTGAACTTGTTGGTGAGAAGAAGCGAGCAAAAGACATTCAAGATAATGGACAATTTTGGACAAATATGTTTACAACCACCGACTTTTCAGAGTATATTAAGAGTCGGTACACTATTGGTGAACACGCAATGTTTGCACCAGACGAGGAAACAATAGATGCCTGAAGTAGTTAGAACGAATGTAGACCAACACGTTGGACATGCAAGCCCAACGCCAGGACCATTTCATCAAACATCATACAGCACTGGCTCGCCTAATGTGAATACCAATAACGAAAAAACGGTAAGAATAGGAGACACGACTTCGTGCGGTGACCCTGCTGTAGGTGGCAGTGCATCAGTGTTTGTGAATGGTATTGCAGTGCATCGTAAAGGTGATGCTACTGGTGGGCATGGTAGTTGGGTGCCTAATCAAGCACAAACAGGTAGTGATAACGTTTTTGCTGGATGATTATAAACAAAGGAATATTACATGATTGAACCTCTCATTTTAGGGAGTCTATTACATAATGAAGAATATACGAGGAAAGTATTACCGTTTTTAGAAGAAGAATATTTTGATAGTTTAGAGAACAAGTTAATCTATCGCACTATTGATACCTATATCAAAGACTACAACTCTGTGCCAACGAAGGATGCTCTGCGTCTTTCGTTGGAAGAGTCTCGTAGTGTATCAGAAGAACAGTTTGAAGTTATTTCTAAAACAATCAATGAACTGTCATATGATGAGAAGAACAGCGAAGACTGGCTGCTTGATAAGACCGAGACCTTCTGTCAAGACAAAGCACTCTACAATGCGATTCGAACATCGATTGGTGTTATGGATTCCAATGATAGCAAGCTAGACAAAGGCTCTATACCCAAGCTACTTCAAGATGCTTTGGGTGTGTCATTCGACAATAGCGTCGGGCATGATTTTCTTGAGAATGTTGATGAACGATATGAGTTCTATCATCGTAAAGAAGCGAGAATTGAGTTTGATATCGAACTGCTAAATACCATTACGAAGGGTGGTCTTCCTCGTAAATCTCTCAATATCATTCTTGCTGGTACTGGCGTGGGTAAGTCTCTTGCTATGTGTCATTTTGCTGCGAGCAATCTCATGCACGGCAAGAACGTATTGTATATTACACTAGAAATGGCTGAAGAACGAATCGCTGAACGCATCGATGCAAATCTGCTTGATGCTTCTATTGATGAAATCCACATGATGCCTAAAGATGTTTTTGAAAAGAAAGTCAATCGACTGAAGTCAAAAACTCCAGGTAAGCTGATTGTCAAAGAATATCCAACAGCATCTGCTGGGTCAGGTCATTTCCGTCATCTACTGAACGAACTGAAACTCAAGAAGAACTTCACTCCAGATATTATCTATGTTGATTATCTGAACATCTGTACAAGCAGTCGTATCAAAGCAAACGCTATGGCAAACTCGTACACACTAATCAAGTCCATTGCTGAAGAACTTCGTGGTCTTGCTGTAGAGTATGATGTTCCTATTGTATCTGCTACTCAGACTACACGCTCTGGCTTCAGCAGTTCTGATGTTGGTCTTGAAGATACTTCTGAATCGTTTGGTCTGCCTGCTACCGCTGACTTTATGGTCGCTCTGATTGCTACTGAAGAACTAGAACAACTTGGTCAGATTATGATTAAGCAGTTGAAAAATCGATGGGGCGATCCAAATTCGAACAAGCGTTTCGTGATTGGCATCGACCGTTCGAGAATGCGGTTCTACAACGTAGAGCAATCAGCACAAGATGGTATGGTAGATGATACACCAGTCATGAGCAATAGTTCATACGGTGAACGATGGGATGAACAAGAGAAAGACTCAACCCTTCCTAAAAAATATGGTAAAAATATATGGAAGGCTAGTTTTGCATAATGTCGTACAAAGTAGAACGCAAAGAGGATGAGTATGAGTTAATAGAAAACGAACAGACCATCATAATGACTTTCAAAAGTCGAAGGCGAGCGAATGAGGTATGTAGGGGTTTAAATCTTGGTAAGGGATTTGATGGTGTGACTCCTAACTTCTTCACTCGTGCGATACCACCACTTTCAATTGATGATGAGACATAAAAAAAGCCGCTTCTTACGAGGCGGCTTTTTATTTCCCTAGTAACGTGGTCGAACGCAACCCCAGCGGCCCATATGGGCGACAACGACTTTTCCTTGCTTTGGATCGACTTGATCTTAACACTTGCCTCTTGTACTCCTTTGAATACACTAACACGCACCCTAGTGTATTATTTATACAAAAAACTTACTCAAAACAAAACTTTTTTAAATTTATTTTGTTAGTGGGTTGTCAAGTGCTTCTTGAAGGGTCTTTCTTAGACTTGCATCTAACTTTTCCATCTTACCATCTATACGATCCTCTGTTTCACGCATAGTATCTCTAGCGTCCTTCTCAGACTCACGAGAAAGGTCTGACAGTTCT